ATGGTCTGTGCCGATCACATCAGCTGATGTTTCGTTTCTGACGGGGAGCACGCTCTATCGTCAGAATGGTCGTTATATTTATTCACTGCGCGGTAGTGGATCGAGCATGCTTGATGTTTATGACCTTGCTGCAAATACATGGATTAACGCAGTCGCTTACGGAAATCAGACAGAAACATTCTCTACCGGTTCATGTTCCATCGACTTTGGCGGCTACATCTATATCCAAAAAGAAGGAACGGGACGGTTTTTTCGCTTTGATATAGCGAAAAACGCGCTAGAGCCCTGGGCGACAAATATCTATCCGCAATCGACTACTGTCGAGGGCGACAAGATAGCGGTCATCCCTTACAAAGATGGCGCGACGGTCATTCCCTATCTCTATACGCAACTGCACAATCGTACTGAGCTGATGCGCATGATGGTGATCGGCTAAGGGGGGAATCATGGAAATCGAAATCTTTGAAATCGAATCCGGCCGTTGGGCCTACCGAGTTGGCGGTGTGTATCAAGAGTGGCATCCGGACCGCGAAGGTTTTATGCCGATGACCGAAGCTGAGGCCACTCAGCAAGCGCAGATCGTTGCAGCGCGGATGCAGGGTTAATCATGCTACTCACGCTGTTCTATCGCTGGGCGCGACGCGTTAAGCCCTACCGGCTCAGCGCGGCGGTGGTGCGCAGCTGTTCTGTTGTGACTCAGGTCCGGCCGCTGAGTCGGCCCTTGGTCGCGGTTGCTAAATCCATCCATATCGTTGTCGGGGTCGTTCGTGTCTGATCATTTTATTCCTGGCGAGTCGGCAAGGATTAGCGTTGCGGTGACCGATGCAGCGGGGATTGCGGCTGATCCGGGCGCGCTGCGCTTGAGGGTTAAGCCGCCTTCAGGGGTCGTAGCGACTTATACCTTGGGGGCCAGTGTGTTTATCGTCAAGGAGGCCGTCGGTAGTTACCACGCCGATATTCTTTTGACTTCGGCCGGGGTGTGGGCCTGGCGCTGGGAATTGGATGCGCCGAACGCCGGCGCGGCCGAAGGCGTTATCCCTGTTTTGAAAAGCCGGGTGATTTAAACCCGGTTTGCATGAAGGGCTTCATGGCCGGCTAGTTCGCGCGCGCGGAAAACAATGAGCACTCTTGTTGCGCTTTGCGAACCCTGCCCTTTTGAGGAGCCTCTCATGCTTGTCCTTGCCGCCCCTGGCATTAAAGTCCCCCTGGAAGAAAAGCCACGGGACTACCTCACCGATACGCCGCCTGCAGGCGAAGCAGGGTATACGGTGCCCAATTCGGCTTATTACCTGCGCCGCGTGGCCGATGGGGATCTGGTTGAGCTGGACCAGATGGCGCCCTCGATCCTGAAGAAGGGCGGTGCGTAATGGCTTCGCCGAGCATTGCTTTTGCTAATATCCCGGCCAGTATTCGCAAGCCGGGCAAACTTTTTGAGTTCAATACCGCGCTGGCCGTGCGCACGCTGCCGGGCAATCTGCAAAAAACGCTGATCGTAGGGCAGCGCCTGGTCGCCGGTACGGTGCTGGCGAATACGTTGGTTGATGTGTTTTCTGATGCCGATGCGGCCAATTATTTCGGGCGCGGTTCAATCGCGCATTTAATGGTGCGCGCGGCGCTGCAGGCGAATCCCTATCTATCGCTGCAAGTGCTGGCTATGGACGATGCGGGGGCTGGTGTCTTTGCGACCAGCACGGTCACCCTCGCCGGTACGGCCAGCGCCTCCGGGGTGCTAACGGTGGCGGTCGGCGATCAGTCGGTGCTGATTGCGGTGACGGCGGCCGATACAGCCAGTGTGATCGCGGCAGCGCTGAAAGCGCAGTTCGATAAGCAGCCTGATTTACCGGTGCTGGCCAGCGTAGCCGCTGGCGTGGTGACGCTGACGGCGAAGCACAAGGGGACGCTGGGCAATACCCTAAAGATTTCAAGTACGGTGACAGCGAGCGGGGTGACTTCAGTCGCCACGGTGCCCTCGGGCGGGGCAACTGATCCGACGCTAGCGACGGCGCTGGCCGTAGTTTTTGCCTCTGGCCACCATATTGTGGTGGTGCCGTGGAACGATACGGCCAATTTAACGGCTTTGCGGACGCACCTGGATAACGTTTCCGGGCCGCTTGAGCAGCGCGGCGCCATCGGCGTTTATGGCTATGTGGGCACGCTGGCTAGCGCCACGACGCTGGCGGCAACGGTCAATAGTGGGCGGGTGACCTGTGGCCTGGTGCCGGGCGCTTATGAGGCTGTTTATGAGGTGGCGGCGGCCTATGCGGCGACTATTGCCAGCGAGGAAGACCCGGCGCGGCCGCTCAACAACTTATCCCTGACGGGGATTGTGGCCAATCCGCTGGCGAACCGGCTATCGCGCACTGAGCAGGAAAATGCCCTGTACAACGGCGTAACGCCGACGGAGGTTGGCCCCGGTGACAAGGTGCAGATCGTGCGCGCGGTAACGACGTACACGCTTGATCCGCAAGGTGTCCCGGATATCTCGCTGCTCGATCTGACGACGATCCGCACGCTAGATTACGTGCGTAAGGCGATCCGTGAGCGCATTAGCCTGCGTTTTCCGCGCGAGAAGCTCTCTGAGCGAACGGCCGCCAAGGTGCGCTCAGAGATTCTTGACGTGCTCTACAAGCTGGAGGAGTTGGAAATTGTCGAGATGGTGGCCAGCAATGCGGCAGGCGTTATCGTCGAGCGCGATTTGCAGGACCCGAACCGCCTCGATGCCAAGATTCCGTGCGATGTGGTCAATGGCCTGCATGTTTTTGCCGGCCGTATTGATCTGCTGCTCTAACCGTTAAAGGAGAACGCGATGGCGTTACAAGAATATTTAGGCGCGATTGTCATGGAAATCGACGGCAAGGAAGTGGATATTGAAAGCCTCGATGTGACTTTCAAGACCGGCCGAAAGTTGGTTAAAACCATGAATAAAACTGGCCGGGCCAAGGGTTTTGCCAAGGGGATTGGCGAGTACGATCTGAAGATTACGGCGTGCATCCCGGTTTCTGGGGATATCGATTGGGCGGCTATTGAAGGGGCCAAGATTACAATTTATCCGCTGACGACGGGCGGCAAGCGGACCAGTTATCTGGATTGCTTTGTGACCGATGTCGGAAACAAGTACGGCACGGACAGTGAGGCCAAGCGGGATATGTCGATGATCGCCCTGCGGGAGGTGATTGAATGAGCGAGCTTTTAAATCGGCTCAAGGCCGGCCGGGCCGCGATTGGCAAGGTGTCGGTGGGCGGTGTTGAACTGGGCTTGCGCGTGCTGAGCGAACAGGATTACTTGGATGCACAGATTGCTACCGAGCTGGCGATGAATACCGCAGGGCTTGTGCTGGGCCTATCGACTGCCGAGGCCTTTGAGTCGGAGAAGGCCAGCCAGTTGTTGGCCCGCGCGGTGGTTGATCCGCTGAGCGGCGCGCTGCTGGCGACCTCGGCACAGGCGCTACGCCTGGCAGTTAGCCGGGAGGAGCAGGCTTTCATCATTGATGCCTATCTGGCGCATGAAAAAATGTTCTCGCCCTCGGAGCGGACGCTGGATGCGGTGGAGTTTTCCGGCCTCCTTGAGGAGGTAAAAAAAACGCCGCAGAGTCCGCCTTTGAGCGATTTAAGTATCGCTACGCTGAAAAGGCTTATCACTGCTTTGGCTTGCCCGCCAACGCCCTGACACACGGACAGTGGCTATGGTTGCTCGGGATGGTGCTGGCGGAAAGCGAAGCTAACCGGCCGGAGGGGGACGGCGTGAGTAAGCGCTATGTCGCGACCCGGCGCTTGAAAAAGTAACGCCAGAGGGCTTGTGCGCCGGCGGTGGTGAGGTGAAAGAGAAAGATGCCAAGCCACAGCAGCCCCGCGCCAAGCGCCCAGAGAACCGCGCCAGCGATAACAAAGACGCTGGCGAGTAGTAAAAAAACGAAGCCAAGAGCCAAGGTGTCAACAAAACCTTCGGCAAGTTGATCAAACACCGTCTTATCTTCCATGAGTTCAGCCTAGCAAAATGAGTGGCAATCTGCAAATAGCGATGTGGCTGCGCCTGCACGGGGGGGATGCGGCGGCAGCAGGCATCCGTAAATTCACCCAGGCAACCACGCAGGGTTTTAATCAGGCCAGCGGTGCGATCAAGAACGCCTGGCGGGATTTGAACGGGTTCTCAGCGGCGAGCAAACTGGTGGCAGCAGCGGGTGGCTTGACGCTACTGAAGGGGGCTCTGGATGCGAATCTGGAATTTGAGAAGAAGATTCTGGAAATGAAGCAACTGGCGGACATGACGCAGGCTCAGGCCAGCGCGATGCGTCAAGCGGCGATCGATCAATCGCGCGACGCGCTGGCGACCCCACTGGAACTGGCCGAAGGCATGCGTACACTGGCGAATGCTGGCATGAAATACGAGGCAATTGCTGGCACCATTCAGGAGGCGGCACGGGCTGCGCTGGCCTTCCGGACATCGGTGACCGATATCGCTAATATGGATTTTGACATCCAGGAGAAGTTCAAGATCGATCCGGCGCGCATGGCACAAATGCACGATATGTTGTACTACCACTCGAAGCAAGGTCGGTTCGAGGCCAAGAGTATGTCGACTTATGCGCCGGAATATTTGAACGAGATGGCGTCGCTGGGGATGAGTGGCGAGCAGTCGCTCAACTTTGCCGGGGCGCTGACCCAGCAGCTGCAGAAGATCAAGGCGGTTAACCAACCGGGTGAGGTGGCCACGCTGATCAAGCACGGTCTGGGGCATATTACTTCGCCGCAGTATCTGAAGCACATTAAGTCGGCGACAGGCATTGACGTTGAAAAGCAGTTCTTCAACAAAGCGGGGCAGCTCAACGGCGAAGGCGGGATGGACGGCCTGATGGGGCTGGCCAAGGCCCTGAAAGCCAAGGGGTTGGATAATGTATTCAAACTCCAGAAAGCTGGCTTTCGCGATGAGTACACGGCCAAGTTCTGGCTGCAGTTGATGCGCAATATTGATGAAATCGAAAAGCAAATGGCGCTGGCTAATGGCGAGGCTGGCAAGGGCACACTGAGCAAGGATGTGGACGAAATGAAGGGTAGTCATTTCGGCAAGATCAAGGCGCTTTCAATTGAGACTGAAAAGGCGAAACTGGGCGATAGCGCGACCAAGGGCACTGACTTTGCGGCGCGAATGGCTGAAGACATGGCCGACCATAAAGGGCAGTACCTTGGCGCGGCGGCCGGTATCGTCGGCGCGGGGTTAGCGTTGCGCTATAACCGTAACCGCAAGGCCCGGCTCGGCGCGGCTTCTGGGGCGGGTGCTAGTGCGTTGCCGGGCAGTGGCGGGGGCGGCGTGCAGCAGGTCTTTGTGACGAATTGGCCAACAGGCATGCTGGCGCCCGGTGAGGCGTTAAAACAGAAACGCAATAATCCACCTGGCAGTACGCTGCCTGGTGTGCCGTCCGGCGGAGAGGCGCCGGCGCAGGGCAAGGTCGGCAAAGCGCTGGGCGCGGCCGGTAAAGGACTAAGTGGGCTGGCTGCTGGGGCGACTGGTTTTGAGTTGGGTTTTAACGTGATTGGCCCGGTCGTCAGTGAAGCGATTAACGCCATGGTCTCAGCGGCGCGGGGGCGCGACGAAACGCTGGGTAGCTGGATATACGATCTGTTGCACAAGGAAAGTGAGCCGGTCAAGGTGGCACCGATCAAGGTTGAGGTTGAAGTCAAAAACGGGAATGTCACCGCCCAGGTGCAGGAAGTCACCCGCCGCGAGGCCCGGCGCAACTAAGCGGTCCGGCCGCTTTAGCCCAGCGGCTAACGTGAAGCCGTTCATGCCTTTGCTAAGGCCCGCGCGCGCGTAACCTGCGCGTCATGGCCTGGTCTGATTCCCTTCTTGATTGCTCGTTTCGCGGTTTTGTCTTCGATGTCCTCAAGACCGAAGACAGCGCGGAGCGTGCCACTGCCGAACACACTTACCCCTATCTGGATGGGGCCGATGTTGAGGACTTGGGGCGCGGCGCGCGCCGGGTGTCGCTTGAGGCGCTGCTGTGGGAGGGGGTTTCTCTGCTCAGCAAGGAGCGCAGCGCCAGGATCAGCGGCTATGAATCCCGCCTGCGCGATTTTCTTAAAGTGCTCGACCAGGCGGGCGCCGGTGAGCTGATTCACCCGGTCTTTGGTTCCCTGTGGGTTCAGGTGCTGCGCTACCACGTGCGGCATGAGGCAGAAGGCGTCGATCAGTGCGCCGTGAGTGTGGAATTTATCGAGACCACGGGCGCCGACAAGCCCTTTTTTAGCCGCACCTTGGCTTCGCAGCAGGTTGATTTGATCACCTATCAGAGCGGCGTGGCCCGCACGGCGCTGGGTAGCGCCCTGGCCGGGGTGATTGAGGCGCTGCGCAACGCCAGTCCGCTGGCGGCACTCGATCAGTTGCGCCAGCAAATGCTGGGGCCGCTCCTAGCGACTTTGTCTGAGGTGCAGGGGGTGCTGCTCTCCGGGCTGGATGTGCTGAATTTTCCGAGGGCCTGGGCTAACGATATTTCCTCTCTGGTCGATGGTGTGCTCAATCTGCAGGACTTTGGTCGCCACCTGCTGGCCGATTGGGCGGCGGTCGGCCGCGTGCTGGGCTTGTTTGATCTATTTAGCGGCGGCAGTGCGAGCGCGCCGGCGCCGATCCGCGTCGGCATCCCTCCGACGGAAGCGCAGGCATTGGCCGCCACTCAGGCGCATCTGCTGGCCACGACGGCGCTCGGCATGGCTGATGCGGTGGCCCTGGTGCTGGCGGCAGAGGCCGATCCGGCGCAGGGACTTACCTTGTCGCCGCCTGAAATTGAGGCGGTGGTGAATGATGCCCGGACACGCCTCGCGGCGGCTATGGGCGCCTTGCGGGCGATTTACCCGATAGAGACGGCGCGCACGATCACTGAGCTGATGAAGGATCAGGCGCTGCTGTTGCAAGAGGCGGCACGGGCCATTATTGAGGCGCGCCCGCCCTTGATTCAGAAGCGCGTTGAAGCGCCGGGCAACCTGCGCTTGTTGGCGCATCGCTGGTATGGCGACCATACCCGCGCGCCAGAGCTAGCCCGCTTGAATCCGAGCCTGCGTTCGCCGAATGACTTGCAGATGGGAGATGCGCTCAATGCCTATGCGGGCTGATCCGAAAATGCGCTTGTTGATCGCTGGCCAATCCCATGAGGATTGGGCGACTTATGACGTTGATTCTGATTTATTGATCCCGGCCGACGCCTGGCACGTCACGCTGGGTCTGCGTGACGGGCGTCTGCCGCCCGCCGTGAGTGCCGGCGCGCTCGTTGAAGTACGGGTCGGTGATGAACGGGTGATGATGGGCCGGGTTGATGAGGTGACGCACCAGATTAGTCGGCACGAACAGAGTTTCTCCCTCTCCGGACGCGATAAGGCGGCTGATTTGGTGGATTGTTCGGCACCTATTTTTGTCAAGCAACAAGCCACGCTAGGCGAGATTGTGGCGGCCCTGACCAAGCCCTTTGGGATTACGAAATACCGGATTGATGCCGACCGCCGCCGCGTGCGGGAAAAAGTGAATGTCGAGCCGGGGGATGCGGCCTGGGATGCCTTGGCGCATGCCGCTGAAGCCAATGGTTTATGGCCCTGGTTTGAGCCGGATGGCACGCTGGTCATTGGCGGGCCGGACTACAGCCGGCCGGAAGTGGCGACACTGATCCTGCGCCGGGACGGCCAGGGTAATAATGTTGAATCGCTGGCACTGCACCGCTCGATCGCAGAGCGTTACTCGCACCTGACCGTCCTGGGACAAACCCACGGCACGGCCCAGGAAGAAGGGAAACATGCCATCGGCGCAACCTTTAAAGATGCAGAGATGCTGGCCATCGCCTATCGCCCGAAGATCATTGTCGATCATGAGTCGGACAATGCTGGCGTGGCGGAGGATCGGGCGCGCAAGTTGATCGCGGATGCGCGCTTGAAGGGGTTTGCGCTGACCGCACGGGTTAAAGGGCATGTGATTGTCGCGCCGGGGCAGCCTACTGACGGCAAGCTCTGGTCGCCTGGCCAGCGCGTGCATGTGGTTTCTGAGCTGCAGGGCTTGGACGGCACTTATTTTCTGATCGGGCGGCGCTTTACTGGGGGCCGGAGCGAAGGGGCTATGACTGAACTGCGCCTAGTAGAGGATGGTACCTGGGTGCTTGATGCCCACCCGCACAAGCGCCGGCACCGGCGGGGGAAAAACGGGATTGAGCCGGGCTACGTCGACAGCGGTGAGGTTGTTCAATGATTGCGATGATCGATAAGCGCATTGCCCGGTTTGTCGGCGGTATCCGCCAAGCTTTTCGGGGGGTAGTGACCTTGGTTAAAGCGGCTAGCTCGGTGCAGTTATTGCAGGTTGATGGCTTGGCCGGTGAGCAGTTGCAAGATAACGAGTTATTCCAGCATTACGGCTATACCAGCAACCCGCCGGCCGGGACGATGGCGATTGTGTTGCCCGTGGGTGGCAAGACGGCACACGGCATCATCATCGCGACGGAGCATGGGACGTATCGGCTGAAGGGCTTGGCCTCGGGCGAGGTGGCGTTGTATTCCGATGAGGGCGATAGCGTGGTCTTAAAGCGCGGCCGGCTGATCGAGGTGACGACCCAGACCCTGCGGATCAACACCGTAGTGATGGAAGTCAACGCCAGTAGCCATATCAATTTAAATACGCCGATGGTCACTTGCAGCGAACAAGCGACGGTACAGCAGCGCTTGACGGGCAATGGCAGCCTGACCATCACGAACATCAGCGGTACCGGCGGCGCTTCGTCGGTGGAGGGGCCGCTCAGCCAGACCGGCGGCAGTTTTACCTCTGATATGGATGTGGTGGCTAACGGTATTAGTCTGCACGACCACCATCACAATGGCACTCAGCCGGGGGCGGGTAGCACCGGGGTAGCGATATGAGCGATGCCTGGGTTAACCCCGTGACCGGCGATTACGTTTTAACGCAGGGGGTGCCGGCGCGCGATGCGGCCGGCGGTCTGTCCAATGCGGTTTATTTGCGCCTGATGACGCCCTTGGGCAGCTACTGGGCGGACCCGCTATTGGGCAGTCAGCTGCACTTGTTGCAGCGCGAGAAGGATTTAGCGCGCGTCGCGACGCTGGCGCGCCAATACGCCCAGCAGGCCTTGGCCCCGCTCCTTGATCAAGGTCGGGTGCAGCAGCTGGACGTGAGCACTCAGCGCGTTAAGTCAGCCGATGGGACCGGTCGCCTGAATTTATTGATCGAAGTCACCTCGGCTAATGGCGAGCTTCTGACGTTTACCCACCCTGTGAAGGTGATTTGATATGGCGCTCAATACGCCCGATTTTCAAGCCATTCGCGATGCCCTCCTGCGCGATATCGCGAATCAGCTACCGGCGGCCAATGTGGCCAGTGACGGGGATTACGCGATCCGGGCCAATGCCACGGGGGCGGCGGTCGAAGGGCTATATCAGCACCAGCAATGGATTGTGCGACAGCTATTTCCCGATACCGCCGATACCGATGTGCTGGAAAAACATGCCGCCCTGCGTGGGCTGACTTACAAGGCCGCCAGCGTGGCGGCAGGGATGATCACTTTCAGCGGTGCCGCTGGTAGCGCTGTCCCTGTCGGC